CTATGGGGCGCGGTCTTGTGACGGAACCGTCACACGCCACGCGTAGGTGCGCCCGTGCCCGCCTTTCTCGGGCTCTTGAATCAGCACGCTGCCGGTATCCTGCAGCGCATCCATGGCCCGCTGGATGCCTCTTTGCAGGCGCGTCTTTTCGGGAACAGACAAAGGCCGGCCGCGCGACACATGACGGACCAGCTCCATCAAACGGAATGAGCGGCCGGGATAGCAGGCCATCAGATCCATCACCTCGTGCGCGTACTTCACGCCAGCCTCCTTTCCACCAGGCTGCGGAAAAGACCCAGGTACAGTTTGTATTCGGTTTCGGTCATGGCCACGCCGGTCGTATCGGCAATCCAGTCCAGCGCCTTGGCGCGGCGCGCGCGGCCATCCAGCTGGCCGAACATCACATTCTTCTGCGGGTATTCGGCAATGATGATCATGCGCTCGTGCCAGGGCAGCGCGGCATGCATCGCCTCGACCTCCATGGCGTGGTGATGGTTGATGGGCCGGTAGTCCTCCTCTTCGGAAAGGTACACCTCCATGTTTCCCACCGTAGCGCCGGACCAGGTCCAGCGGGCCCAGTTCCAGATCAGATCGTCACCCGTCAATTTACTCATCAGCCACCTCGCATTGTTTACCTGTCTTGCCGCTGGAACCGTTCTGCAGACGGCCCTCCGTATCCTGGCTTTCGCCCTTGGCGCGCTTGAGCATGTCGGCGATGCCCTTGCTCGGGTGGTCGCCGCGCGCGATGCGCGCCTCCCACTTTTCGATCCAGCTCCGAGGCGGGCACCCACGGTCCCGCAGCACCTTTTGCGCGCCCATCTTCTTGAGTGCCGCCTCGGCCTCGGCGCGCGTGGCCAGCGTCTGGCCGGGCGCGGGCAGCGCTGGACGAGGCAGCGGGATATCCGCCCACACGCCCTTCGCCAGCTCCTCGTTCAGCGTCTTCTCCCAGCGCGCCTTGATGGCGCCGTAGGTGCAGCCCAGCAGATCCACCGTGCTGACGCCCACCGCGGCCCAGTACACCGCCGGATGCGACCAGACACCGGGCTCGCCGCGCCTGCGCGCGGACAGGCCACGCACGGCCTCGTGATAGGCCACTTCGGGAACCATCCACGGGCAACATAATTTGATGAACTGCGGCAGCGTCGGCGGCCATTCCTGGGTCAGGCAGGCGACCAGGCCGCGACGCACCTGCACCTCGTCCAGGCCCGCCAATTTCTGGTTCCATGAATCCTTCAGTTCACGGGCAGTCAGGCCCTGCCATTGCTGCGCGAACTTGGCGCCGTACATCAGCAGCATTTCATTGACCACCAGCGCGCCCATGGCGGCAGAAGGCATGTCAGCGGGTTGCATCGATCGTCCCCATGAACCGCTCGCGCGGCCGGCCGTCGTCGGCCAGTACTTCTCGCAGCTCCTCGGTCCAGTCGGCCAGGCGTTGCGCCCTGCCTGCCGGATGGCCCGCTGTAGCAGGCGTGCGCGGAGGGAAGAGGCCCTGGTACCCGCCCGCGATGCTGTTCGCGATCACGGCCCCTGGCTGATGCCCTGCGGCCAGATAGGCGGCAAGCTGTTGCAGCTGACGCCTGGCGCCCTCCTGCGTCACCGGCTTTTTGCGCGCCTTGCGGTCGGCAATCCAACTGACCCAGTCCTCGCGGTCCAGCCAATCCGGCAGTTCGATCACGGACGCGTCGAATCCGGTCCCCCGCTTGCGGGAGGTGTGTTCTTTTGGTTCCTGGTTCTTGGTTCCTGGTTCTTGGTTAGCTTCCGATCCGCCATCTGCCGGGCCATGGCCGGGTTTCTCGTCGAAACCCATGGGAAACCCGTTGGGTTGTTCCGGATTGCGCTCTGCCAGCCTGGGCCGGCCGCCTCGCCGGCCGTTGGCCTTGGCAGTCTCGGCCTTGACGTGATACGCGGCAATCTCCACGTCCGCCCGTTTGTTGTGCCAATGGCCATCGCGCAACACGAAGAACTCGGCCAGCACCTGCGCGGCCGCCTCTCTTTCTTCTTCGCTACGGGCCCCCACCCACCGGAATACCTGCTGCAGGTTGTCCACGATGGGCTGCTCTTCGGCGTAGTACCGGCGCAGCAGGCGGCTGTAGATGGCATCTTCAAGCAAGCTCAGATGCGCCGTGGCCTGCGCGTAATCACCGATGTTGTGGCTGTAGTAGTTCATGCGTGTTTTTGCATCCCCGCCAGTCTTACCTCGCTATCATTTTTAAATCTTAGAATGCTAAGATTCTAAATGCAAGCCAACTAAGATTGTTTTTGTTTAGCATCCTAAGATGACCTTTCAGAAGCGAATCACACAGGCGTTCAACGAGGAAGCGGCCCGTCGTGCGGACGCGGCCGAACCGCGCCTTACCAAGACAGACCTATGGAAGGCAGCCGGCGCCTCTTCCGGCGCGGCGACGCATTGGTTCAATGGGTCCAACGGCATGGATATGGCGACCTGCATCAAGGTCGCCCCGCTGCTGCGCGTGAACGCGCAATGGCTATATGACGGCACCGCCCCGAAACTGCCTGCGAGCGATGGATCCCTGGCCGTAGCGGTGCCGGCGCCCCCTCGGTGGCCCTTCCCCGGCATCCCGGAAGAACAGGTGCGGGCATTGCCCCCGGATCAGCTGAACAAATTACAGGGCGCGATTGCGTTGGCAATCGCGCAATTGAAGCTGGGGATTGACGTCTCCCCTGCTACCGCCGCGCCACAAATGCCGACGGTCCTGCGCAGCGACTCGCTGGTGGACACCTACTTGTCCCGAGACGAGTTCCCAATGCGCATCGATGGCCTGCCTGCAGCGCCCTGGGAAGGCGGCAAGACCACGCGCCAGACCGAACGCGAAGGCAGGGTCCGGATCAGCACCCAGAAAGGCGTGGTCGCCAATGTGGGCGTGGGCGAACCGCCCGCGGCCAACGACAGGTTCGAGAAGGTCCCGGAACTGGCCGACGTGCGCCTGGCTGCGGGCGACCCCATCGAAAACCATGCCGAAGAACAGACCGGCATGATCCAGTTCCGCAAGTCCTTCCTCAGGTCGGTAGGCGCGGACAACGGGCGGGGCCGCGTGGTGTATGCGAAGGGCGACAGCATGGAGCCCGTCATCCGCGACGGCGCTGCGTTGCTGGTGGTCCCCAACGAAAGCCTGACGCTGCAGGACATCGCCGCCGGCGGGGTTTATGCCATCAACTACGACGGCAAGATGATTGTGAAGACGGTGGCCCGGGAACGGCTAACCGGGCAATGGGTGGCGCGGTCGTTCAATCCCTTGCACGATGACATCCCGCTGGAGAACGGGGCATCGGTGCGAGTGTTGGGGCGGGTCGTGTGGGCGGGGGCAAGGTTGCGGGATGATGAGGCGGGGCGGTGGCGGGCTGAGTGATGGAAAGTCTCGGGGCCTCGCCTTGCGGGTAGTCGTAGAAGCCATCTCCGGATGGCTTTTTCTTGACTGGAATTCAGCCCGCGCTTGCTGAGCAAGCGAAGCACAAGATGCGCCGAAAGCGTAAAGCGCCAGCAAATGAAAAAAGGCACTTCGCTTTCGCGAAAGTGCCTTATCTTCATTGAATTCTTTGGGGTGGCTGATGGGGCTCGAACCCACGACAACCGGAATCACAATCCGGGACTCTACCAACTGAGCTACAGCCACCTCTGATACTGCTTTTCTTCCTTGCCGCGCTGCTTTTGAAAGCTGCTCAACAACGAAGAGGCCGAATTCTAGCACGTTTTTTTAATCCGTGTGAAACCGGCCCCGCCGGCCCACTTGCCAGCGCGGGCCACCTTGCTATCCTTCGCCATTGATCATCTACGGAGGCCGCGCTTACGCCATCGCC